AACAATAGGAGATCAGTTAGATATGATTTACAAAGATATGTTGGCTGGTAAGTTAGATGCAACAGGCACTTGGGCTACTGCAATCAAAGCTACAAAGGACAAATATCCTAAACCATGAGTAGATTAGTTACCAACGCAATAAGAAGCACCGCAGCATCTAGTGATGCTATGACAATAGATAGTGCAGGTAAACCTTCATTTCCAAACGGAGGTGTTGGTAAAATTCTTCAAGTTAAACAAACAGTTAAAACAAGTTTTTTTTCAACAACGACTACGGGATCAGTTGTAGATGTTACTGGTGTTAGTGTTACTATCACACCATCTTCAAGCTCTAATAAAATACTCGTAAGTTGTTTTGGAGAATATGGTAATGGTAACAATGATTCTTTTGCTTCTTTATTTTTAGCAAGAACTATTGGTAGTGGAAGTGTTAATGGAGATATAGCTATTGGTGATAGTCGAGGTAGCACAACTAGAGCAACAATGAACGCAACTTTAAGAAGTGGTGGAGGTTTAAGTCATAATGTATCAAGACACTTTGGTTGTGAATTTCTTGACAGTCCTAACACAACAGATGCAGTTGAATATAAGTTAAGAATTTATGTAGTACAAGGTACACCTGCTTGTATCGGAGGTGGAAACTCAGATAACTATAATAATTTTGTTTCTCTTCCTACCTTTATTACAGCAAAGGAGGTAGCAGCGTAATGCCTTTAACACAAGTTTCATCAAGACTTATAGAGGACACACTAAGATATGTCTTAGGTGCTAGTGGTACAGATCACTATACATTTACAGGTAAAGGTCTTACAGGTGCAGTAAATGACCCTACGTTAACTCTTAGCAGAGGTCATACTTATGTTTTTGAAAACAGAAATAGTAGTGGCGCACACCCTTTCTATATAAAAACCAGTATTGCTAATGGTGGTACAAATGACGCTTACAACACAGGAGTAACAAATAATGGTGGTGCAGGTGGTACGGAGATAGTATTTACAGTACCGCATGATGCACCTGATTTGTTGTACTACCAATGCAGTAGTCATAGCAGTATGGCTGGTCAATTAAAAATTGCTGGTGCTGTAGCAGATGGAAGTATAACTGAATCTAAATTAGCTGATGATGCGGTAACAGCAGATAAGTTAGCCAACTCGATTAACACAGCTATAGCAGCGAACACAGCTAAAACAAGTTTAGAAAACAATTCAGTTACAACAGCTAAAATTGCTAATGACGCAGTTACAGGAGTAAAGATAGCAGCAGAAATTGATAATAGTCACATTACAGCAACAGCAGATATAGCTGGATCTAAACTTGCAGATAATTCTATATCTTTAGCCAAACTAGAACATGGCACATCATCAAATGATGGTAAGTTTCTTCGTGCAAACAACGGAGCAGATCCTACATTTGAAACAATATCAATACCATCTTCATTTGTAACTGGCATGATTATTATGTGGAATAGTACAGTTGCATCTATTCCTAGTGGGTGGGTATTATGTGATGGAAATAATAGTACTCCAGATTTAAGAGATAAATTTATAGTTGGTGCAAAACAAGATGATAGCGGTACTGCAAAAACTAATGTAACCGGATCATTATTACAAACAGGTGGTTCAAATTCAACTACAACAAGTATAGGTAACTCTGCTGGTGGTGCATATATATGGACAGCAGTTAACCAATACCAATTAGGGGTTCAAAAAACTGACCACACACATACTGCTGATATAATACCTCCTTTCTATGCACTTTGTTTTATTATGAAAACTTAAGTGGACATACCAGAAATTAATCTGCCTGATACAGATTATATTCTTGTACCACCTAAAACAATTTTTTATCCACCTGTGGCAGAGATTCCATATCTAGACCCTGTACTTCTTCCAAGTCTGGAACAGGTAGAGTCGGGTCTGGGAGGTCAGGAATCTTCTGCTGAAGAAGAAAAAGCATCTTCAACGGAGGAAGCGTTAGAAGTAACACCAGAGACAATACCGACAAACCTGCCAGCCACCAAAGAAACTTTATCAACTGAAGAAGCTATAGCTACATTTAATCTACCATTTTTCGGGGAAATGCCAATACCTGCACCAGAGGTCATTGCATCTTCTGTGATAGCTGCGGGTACTGCATCAGTAGCAAGCGTGGTAGGGGGGATTGCCATGCAGTCAGTATTAGCTTTTATCAAGAAAACATTTAAGAAAATCTTTACTAAGGTTTTGAAGAAGGAGGTAAAGGATTTTCAAACAAAGAAGGATTAGCTTTTACATAACTTCGTATATTGATTACATCATTGCAGATGTATGCGAACTTAGACTTAGGATTAATCATGTAGCCTGATGCGTGAAGCTGACTACACTTCAAGACTCTCACTAATTGTTTATCATGTATATTTTTGTCTAGTTCTTCTTTGGCTAGTTTTAGCTTTACGTCTGCTAAGTCTTGACAAGTTTTATTATTAACTCCTAAAGGAACCATAAAAGACATCTGAAATCCCCAACCTTCATTGATACTATACGTTTCACTTTCAGTATTCTCTGCATCATTACCTGTATAAAAAGGTGTAAATGACATTGTTGGTTGACTACATACTAAATTTCCAAACTGCTGCTTACCTGTCATTCCATTATTAATATTCATATTTTGATTGATAATACTGGAATTACCAATCGCATTTGGTTGAGCCTGTACGTTTGTATCGCCTTCGGCTCTAGCTTTATTACTGACTAAAGACAGACAAAGAAGTGATAACGCTAGTAGTCGTAATCGCATCATTCTGTGTAATTTCTTCTATTTTAGTTCCTGATGCTCTGGTAGTTACTGAAAGTGACCAATCAGCAGTAGCAGTATTAGGAGTGAAAATTGCATCTGTAGCTGTTATTCCTCCGCTAGAAGCACTTGTAACAGCAATATTTGAAGCTTCCCAAGTTTCCAGAGCAGACCCATATTTCTGAGTAACTATTGATCTAGTTATAGTCTGAGTAGTATTTTCAGTTCTATTGCTAGAGCCAGTTGACCACGTTGGCACTCCGTTTGCGTAGCAAGGTGCAGCTATAAACAAACTTAGTAATAATAATTTTTTCATTTGATACCTACCTTGTTTTTACTATTATCCACTATTTTAGGAGAATTGCCATTTTTCTTTTGTCCAACGGAAATTCCATAAGAACCTAGCACACCACTAACTAAACCTGCGGTAAATGCTCCGTCAATTCTTACCTTACCCATGTATCCAAGAGTCATCATTGATAAACTCCAAGTCAAGATTAAAAATCGGACAGCGTGACCAAACAGATCACCCCAATCAAAACCTTCCTTTTCTTCTTTTTCTTCCATGAAAAGTTAAGACTCTTGTTTAATACTAACAATGTAGCTATGTTTGGAAAGTAACACAATAGTTATTATGCTAAAAATCTTAAAACCAGTATTACTTAAATTCTTTACCACTACTGCTGTAAAGAGATTAGTAGTCGATTTGCTTAGAGCAATCTGCAAACAAACCACCAACACACTAGATGATCGTGCTGTTGATATGTTGGAGCAACAACTATTCCCAAAACTAAACTAATATGAACCACAAAGAATTTTTCAAGATACTTGTTGGCAATCCACCGCCAGAAGTTGAGTTTGAAATTGAAATCAAACAACGTGAAACAGAACAAATGCCTGATGAAGCTATAAGAGCATACTGTTTAGACCTAGTTAAGTACACTAAGCTACAAGATTTGCTTTTGACTTCAGCAATAATGCGTATATCAGAGATAGAAACTAAACTATATCGCTATGAAAAAGGTATGGAACTATATAAAAAGGTTAGGAAGCTAGGTTTTGTAGGTAAAATTAAGTATCTTCTGTTTGGCAAAACAGATAAAAAGTGATTATATTAATTAAAAACAAGACTAATCATGGATAAAAATTTTAAAATCCTAGAAAAGTTACATTTACTTCTTGCGAAAGAACTGACAGATAAGATTACAAGTGGCGAAGCAAAGGCAGGGGATCTAAACGTAGCTAGACAGTTCTTAAAAGATAATGGTGTTGAGTGCTTACCTGTAGAAAAGAACCCAATGCAAGAACTTATGGAGAACTTACCAGACCTAGATGCTGTACCTTTAGCTGATTTATAATTGCAACCCTTACCAAAAAAATTACAAGACTTTAGATATTTCTTAATCGTTACTTGGAGACATCTAAACCTACCAGATCCTACACCTGTTCAGTTAGACATAGCTGAATATCTACAATATGGTGCAAGACGTAAAATCATACAGGGATTTCGTGGTGTAGGTAAGAGTTGGATTACATCTACTTATGTTTTAAACTTTATAGCTCTAAAATAGTCAAGGTTTCGAACAAAATTGCAAGAAAAATATTTATTTATTCAATTTTTTACTTATTTTTTATTTTTTTAATTTTATTAATTGATAATATTCTAAAATAACATGATGGATAAAAAGAAAAAAAATTTGATTACTGCATTGATATTAATCTTGTTTATGATTTTTTTATTTGTGCTAACTTTTTACAATATTGGGATTTATAATAGAGAAATATAATGAATATTAATATAAAAAGAGAATTATTATTACCAGCTCTACAAAGAGCAAACGGAGTTATAGA